AATAGTTCCCTGTTCTAAATCAGGTCTATCAGGTGTATAATCATCTCCAGGGACATTACCTCCTATTAATTTAGCTTCTTCATCTCCACAATAAAAAATACTATTTTTATCTAAAGTTGAAGAATATATACATTGTTTTAAAGAAAAAAAAGTTGCCATAATTTTAAGGGGTATATTGTTCTAAATCTGTTTGGTCTGAAATAGCTGGAATAGGTTCTATAAAAAAGGATCCTAAAGGTTTATTTAATTCTTCAGATGTTATATTATAATCAGTTATTGATTTTATTGATTTATCATCTAACTGTACTTCTGTATTTTGATCTATTACATTATTATCTGAAGGAGCTACATCATAATATGCTACATTTTCTGATACTATTTCTTCTTCAAGTATTTCTTCTTCAACAACTGGTTGTGGTGAATTTAATACTGGTTCTTCTTCTTCTGATATTTCTTGTTCTTCTATTTCTGGTTCACTTATAATATTTAAAGGTGGATCTGTTAATAAAGTGTTTATATTTTCAGATTGTTGTAAATTAGCTCCAAAAGATTTTTGGTAAATAGAAGCTGGTATGAAGTTTTTTAATTTTTGATTAGATGTTAAATATATACTTGATGCATCATCATCTATATCTTCAATTGAATGTACCCATCCTTTACCGTCTGTTTCTTCTAACTGACCATTTCTAATAATTAATATAGGATCTCCTACTGTACTATTTTCACTCCATCTATTTTTATTTTCTTCTAATATACTTTCACCTATATTAGTAGAACCAAAACGAATTGAATTTCCAAATCTACCTTCTATTATAGTATCTCCTTCATAAGGTAAAAGGGGTTTAATTTTTGTTTGCTCTTTAAAATAATTTCCTAAATCTATATTTGTACCTTCATCCTCTATTTGTCTTACTGCTAATCCATTTTCTGTTTGTTTATAATCTCTTTTAGAGGCATCATCAGATATTCCTTTTGTAGTAGGAAGAGCATTATGGTGAGGATGGTTCCATATATTTAAATTAGGAAAATAATAATTTGTAAAACCCCCTGTATTATATATGTTTTTATCATAGGAAGACATTATTAATACTATTTCATTTTTTAAAGGATAATTTTTTAAAAAAGAAAAAATAGGCCTAGCTGTATTATTTATATTTGTCCATGTTTGTTCTAAAGGTGTATTATCATCTAATTTAGTGAAAAAAATAGTCCCTATAGCATCATACCCCCCAAAATTAATTGCTTGAGGATGTTCTATATTTAAAATAATATCTTTAACTCTTACAGCAACTTGTGACATTTTATGATTCTTTTGGTGATTCTATTTGTTTAGGTTCTTCAACTGTTTTTGCTATTTCTTCAGCTACATCCATTAATTGATCCATTTCTTCAGCTGTTAATAATCCACCATCTCCTGTTGAAGCTGCACCTGTAGATAAACGTTGTACTATAGCTGCCATTTTAATTAGTTGGTCATCATTTTTAACACTAATTTCCATATATTCTTTAATTAATGGAACAACTACAGTAGCATCTCCTAAAGATTGAACTAAAGGACGTAATTCAGCTATTAAAGATGCTAATTGTTTTGCTTTTTTCTTTTGATTACCGTGAATTTCTTTTAGTAAATCTCCAAAAGATTTATCGTCAAATAATATTTGATTTAATGAATCCATATTTTTTTATTATAAATATGGAATTTTTTAGACTTTTACATGTCCTGTTGTGATATATTCATTATATAAGTCTTTATATAGTACTTTTAATTTTTTAGTTACTTTAGTAATAACAGGAGTATCTACTTCTGTCATTTCTCTTATGTAAATATAAAGTGCTTTTTTATTAAATATTTCTAAATTTTCTCTTCGTTTAAATAAAGTGTTTATAGCATCACATACTTTTCTATCTTTTTCTTTTTTAAACATAGTAAACATATGTTTATCAATATATTCTGTAAGATAATCTATAAAATCTTTTATTTCTTGTTTACGTCCATCTCTACCTAATTGATGTAAAACACCTTCATCTTCATCTGCTGCTAATACGTCTACTTTTTGTTTTTTCTTTTGATAATTGTTATTATTATATAATATAAGATAATTTTTTCCTACTATAGAAAAATAACTAAATGCTTTAGTACCTTTTTCTGGTTTAAAATAATCTAATTTTTCTAAAAGAAAACAAATTACTTCATGTTTTAAATCTTCCAAATCATCTACTTCTGTATAGTAAAATTTGAATGTATGGATTAAATTTTCTGCTAATTTATAAAATGGATACCAAATTCTTGTTTTAAATATTTCATCTCTATCATCTTGATTAGATGAAGCTAAATATTCTTTTATAGCTGCGTCTGTATCTGGTGTAAAATATTGTTTTTTGGTTCTTTTTCTTCCTCTTTTTTTAGGACCTGATTCGGGTATATTAGTAATTATTGGTTCTGGGGGAGGACTAGGGGCGTACTTAAGTTTGTTTGACATGTGGTTTTTACTAATTTTTATTTAAGGGTAAACTCGTTTAAAGCTTCTTGTATTTTTTGTACTTCTCTAAAAAACCAACCAACTTCATCATCAGAACGAAATATTCCTTTATCATCTATTTGATTTAATCTTTCGTTACAAGCTTGAATAGCTTCGCTTTGTTTAACAAGAAAATCTTCGTATTCTGTTCTTATATCCTCTAATTTTTCAGCTTGTTTAATTAAATTTCTAATAATAAAAAAAGAAGCTACAACTACTACTGTTAATATAATACTAAGTGTTAACATATTTTAATCTTTAAAAAACGAATCTATAACATCTAATGTTGCTGATGCTAATTTCGGGTTATTTTCTGTATTTACTTTTTTAGCTGCTCTAAGTGTTTTATCTCCTTTACTTGCGTTAGCTGGTTTTGATTTAGGAACACTATTTGATGCGTTATTCCATAATTCAAATTCTATTTGAGCAGCCATATGATCTGCTTGATGCATTAATAAAGGTAAGTGTGTTCTTAATCTAGTTTCTTTTTGACCAGACATAAAATAGAACTTATTTGACTCATCATATAAACCATCATGAATTTTAATTGTAATAAACTCATTTTGAGTTACTTTACAACCAATTTCTTGAAGTATAAATAATGATCTTTCTGGGACTTTCATTGCAGGAATGTCAGTATTGAATTTATAAATCATACCTAATTTATCAACATGCCATTGTGAATCGTTTGGTTGATAGTACTCGCCTTCTTGTTGACCCATCTTGCCTAAATCATGGAATAATGCTGCGAAATGCATTTCTTCAACAGTATATGTGGATATATCACCCCCCATTGCTTTCCACGTTTTATATAAGTTATTTGCACAATCATATACACGTAAAACATGGTCAGTATAACCACCTGCAAATGCTGAATGGTGCCAATTTTTACTTGAAGCTGGCATCATCATCATTCTTTCTTTATACTTGTCTAAAAATGGTAATAGTATGTCTGTTCTTTCTTTTGAAAAACATGTTCCTATTACACTTACATAACGGTCCCAATTTGATTGGATTTTTTCTGCTGATAACATATTATATTCTTCCTGTTGATGTTGTACCTCTAGATCCTAATGGGTTTGTTTGTGAAATTGTAATGATATTTTGAAGTTCTTCATAACGTTCTTTTAAAGGACCTTCTTCCATAAAACGAATAGCTTCTGCGTTTTCGCCTCTTTTTACTAAATTTCTCAATTGTGCTAAAGATTGATCTAATCTTTCCATTGCAATGTTTAATTGTCTTTCGTAAGCCATAATTATTTTTTTATTGTTTAGTTAATTGTAGTAAATTATTCTTGGGAATCCAAGTATTTTTCATATTGTTTATTACACCATTCCATACTTTCTTTTAATGATTTTTTAACGTCTGGTGGTATATTAAGAAAATCTGTTGTTTCTATTAAATGACCAATTGCTAGTATACGAGTAAGTTCGATTTGTGTTCCGTTTTTTTGAGCCAAATTTTTAAGTAATTCTATACTTTTAAGATATTCATCCTTTTTAATCTCTGCTGCGGATTCTTGTTTTTGTAATTCGTGTTCTTTATCATTATCATCAAAGAACGACATTATGTTAGTACCGGAACGATGGATACCTTTTAACTCATCTGCCTTTTCCATTCGCTTCAGTGTTTCTTCTATATTTTTCGGATTATATTGTGTCATATGTTCGGTGTTGCGGTCCGCCGTTTCGACCTAAAAACCCCTACAGTTGTAGGATAGTACTTATTTTGGTATAAGCCAAGCTTTTTAACCGAAGATTTTATTAAAATGCATTTTCATAGCACCTTGAGAAGCACCTATAGTAGCTTTACCTAAAATATCATCATAACTATCAAATTTACTTTGATCTATATGCCAAAATCTTATAAAACCATTAATACTCATATCTGCTAAATGCCCACCCCATCCTGGTTTTCTACCTAATTTATCACCAACAAATTTCTTAGCCATTAATTTAGCTCCTTCTTCTGCTGTACCAAAATTACCTAAAGAAGATTCAATAAATTTTATATTAGTATCAAATCTTTCAAATATAGGAAAAGGATCAGACAATTGTTCTAAATCAACATTAGAAAATAAAACTACATCACTAAAAGCATCTTTTAAATCACTACCTGACCATGATAAAGCATTTATTTGTTTTTGATCTTTTATAGTACCATCAAAAATAGATGATAATCCTTTTATACCAAATACTAAATTTAATATTTTTAAATTATCTCTAAATTTACCAAATCTACCTAAATCTATAACTCCATTAGGTTTTCCATAAGCTTTTACTTCAACCCCATCTGTACCTTCACCATTAAACCATAAATCGGGAGCGTCATCTCCTCTACCATCTTTTAATTTACCTGCAGTAGATGATTGTGAGTGATTATATAACCAATATAATGATAATTCTCCTTTTCCTACTCCTAATGTTTCTGTTTGGTCTCCTGTTTTTTTCTTAGGTTTAACGGTCCATAATTTTTTCCATACTTCTAAATCATCTGCTTTGACTTGTTCGTCAAATGTAGATTTTGAAAAATTATAAGAATTTTTTGATTTAGGAATTTCCCCACCAAAGGTATCTGCTATTAATTGATCATATTCTGAAAGTGCACCTGTTTCTTGGGGTTTTTCTTGAGGTTCTTCTGGTTCTTCTTCTTCTTCTTCGGGTTTTACAACTATTTTTTTTAATCTTTTTTCATCTTCATCTGAATCTTCAAATCCTTCTATTCCTTTTTTACCATCTTTATTACCATAAGTTTTGGGACCTGTTTCATCATCATCTTCTAATTCATCAAGTATACTACTTACATCTTCCTCAGATAAATTAAGTTTTGTAAGTATTTCTTTTAAAACAGAGACATCAGAAGGGTTATCCAAAGTTGGATATCCCCTTTCTGACCTATACGACCATTCCAATAATAACTCGTCGAGAGTCATATTAATATTACTTAATAATATTAGCTAACTTTTGAAATCTTTCTTGAAGTGCTTTTGAACCTGCATCATATCCAGTAGATCCTTTAGTAGTTTTAGCTGGAGTATATCCTGCATCTTTACCAGAAGTCTTTTTATTACCTGCGTCTCCAAAGCCCATTGATGAAGCTTCATCTAGATCTGAATCGCCTTCATCCATATCTTCTTCCATAGGCATATTTTCGTCCATGTCTTCATCCATTTCTTCATCCATATCTTCAGCTTCTCCTTCTTCATCTTCAGCTTCAAATTTAGTTTTTAACATGTCATAAATTTTACGAAGTATTTCTTCATCTCCTTCGTCTTCGCCCATGTCATCACCCATTTCAGCATCTATATCTGAATCAGGATTAACAGACACATCTACGTCGTCTTCAGCTTCACCCATGTATGAGTCAAACTCTTCTTTAATCATTTTTTGTAATTCTTTTAAAGTCATTTTACTTTTTTTTAGTTGAGTTATTATTGGTTTTCTTTTTATTTTTATAATAAGGTTTTTTTCCTCGTCTTTTTTTTCCTTTTGCTGCATCTACAACGTCTTTTGATTGTGCTACAACGTTTTTAGCTGCTTTTTTTACATCTGCTAGTTCTTTTTTCATTTCAGCTATTCTAGCTTTTGCTTCTTTTAATGCTGCTTCTGCTTTTTCATCTAAATCTGTAGATGCCCAAAGCGCATTCCATAATCTTTCAAAATATTTTTTCATAACTTAGTTTTTATTTAATCCTGCCATAAAGCCTTCTTGATAGGCTGTTTTTGCTATTTCGTAATACATTTTAATACCACCAGCTCCTTCTCTTAAATTAACACCAGCTTCTTTCATGATATTTAAAATTTCCATATGAGTATCTTTTTCCATCATAGTTTTAGCTACTTCTCTTCTACCCATCTTTTCAGCTAAAGTAATTTCTTCTTTTTCTTTTTCAATTTCTTTAACTCTAGCTACAATTTCTTTATTTCTATCTACTAAAGTTTTTGTAGCACTTTTATATTCATCAGCTGACATTTTTCCATCTTTATATTTTTGTAAAGTTGGATTTATTTTTTCTTTATTTTTTTCTCTTTCTTTTTCTAATCTATTAACTTCTTTATCTAAAGCTTTCATTTTTTTATCTTTACCTTTAGCAGTAGTCATAGATGCCTTATTATCATCTTTTTCTTTTTTAGCGTCTGCTTTATTTGCTTTTTCAGCTTCTTTACCTTTTAATTCTGATAATATAGATTTAACTTCTCTTGATATAGCTTCTTTTAATGGTTGAATTGTTTTCATTTTTATAGTGTTAAGATCATTAGGCTTAGCATCAACCATTTTATCATTTTTATATTCTTTTTCAACTTCTTTCATTTTAAATTCATCTTGTTCAGAAAGCCATTGTTTGAATGATGGTTTTTTATCTACATTACGATATGCTACTTCATAAGTAGTAAGACTAGTATAATATCCACCATGTTCTGCTAGATTTTTCATAACATTTTCTGTTGCTTTTTCTCTTTCATCAGGAGTAGATTCTGCTAATCTAGAAACC